TCGCCTGAACGTCCCGATAAAGAGCTTCCAGGGCCGCTTGGACGGCCTCTACATGCGCCATGGCATAGGGTCGTGCGGCGACAGCCGGGTGCCGAGCCAGGGCGGCGTCAACCAGGCTGGCGATCATTGACGTTCTATCCAGCGTTTCATGCCAGTGGAAAACGTCGAGGGCAGGGGATTCGTTGTCCATTTCCATTCCTTTGAGGTGCGGGCAAGGGAGAAAAAGACCTTTTGATTCCAATGGGGCGTTTATCGCCCGCACTTTATGCAAGTCTTTGAATTTGCAATAATGTTGAACAACTGTCGCGCCCACCATATTGCGAAATCTCTCCCATAAACTCCTGTTTTATCTCGGTGTTTTTTTAGGTGCGGGCAACCCGTTTTCAGGTGCGGGCTTAGAAAATCCCCTTTCGTTCTCGAACATATTCATAAACATATCGCGCGCCAGTTTCTCGCTATTGGCCCGGCGTGTATAGAGCGCCGCCATTTTCGGGTCAGTCCAGCCAAACCACGCCATCAACTGCCGCTCTGTGGCGCCAGCGTGCGCCCAACGTATTGCCGCCGCCTTCCGCAGTCCGTGCGCGGCGCCAGGAACTCCGGCCGCCTGGCACGCCTTCCGGAACCAATTCCCGAAACTGAACTTGTTCAGCGGCTCGCCGTTTTTCTTGGCGATGAACGCCAGCGTGCCGGTCGGCGTTGCGTCGATGATTTGTTTCAACTCCGGATGCACGGGGATGGCGACGGGGACGCCTTTTTTTTCTGTCCGGACATAAATCACGCCGTTCCGGATATGCTGGCGGCCGAGCGTGTAAGCGTCGCCCCGGCGGAATCCGGCATAGAGAAGAATGGCCAGCGCCAGGCGTTCGCGCGTGCCAATCGGCCACCGGCGCTCGAACGCCTCGACCTCTTCTTCTGACCATTCATGAAACCCGTCGGTCTTCACCGAAATTGGCTTCACGCCCAGCGTCGGATCTTCGTCCAGCAATCCGGATTCAGTCGCCCAGGCGAACAGCTTCCGCATGGCCTTCAAATAATTGTTGGCGGCGAATGGCGTCGATGCGCGTGCGTCCCGGCCGGCGGCAATGTTCGACCGGCGAATGGCGGCATAGGGGACGGCGCCGCTGCGTTCGATGACGCGCTCGAAAATGTTGTCGCGCTGTTTTCGCGTTTGTTCTGACAGGGCCAGCCAGGCGCCAGACTGGCGATAGAGGCCAATCAGCCCAGCCAGGGTTTCTTTGCCAGCCTGTGCGGGGCGCGTCTTCTGCGGCTCTGCTTCTCCGGCCAGAGCGGCCTGATAGGCGGCCATGAACTCTGGCGAGCCATATTCGCCACGAATGCGAATGCGCGGCCCTGGGCGCTTTCTGACATACCAAACCGTCGCCCCGTGCCGGTTCGTCTCTTTCAGCAAGTATGGGGGGCGCGGCCTGGTCATACCGGATTAAAGGGCGTGGCCAGGGTCGATGGCAAGGGCCGGCTTTTTCACCGTCTCCGGCGCCGGAACGAGGACAATCGTCCCGTCGGGGCGGATTTCGATTGCCAGCGGCAGCGGGCTTTGAGCCGCAGCCTTTACGGCTCGGCTCAAATCCGCGAGTTTATGCTTTGCAGGCGTTTTCGGCATTAGGCCACCCGAAAGCTGACGACATTTGACTCGCTGTCGTTTTTCAACAGTTCCCTGGCGCGGTCGCCGACATAGTAGCCGTCGATGATCCGGTCGATCAGCATATTGCGAACCTGCTCGGTGACATCGGCTGTCATGTGGCCAGGCTGGACACGCACCACGCCAAGAATGCGCTTCGGCATATAGCCATCAATTGCAATGTCGGCCGCAACAGCGTCCAGCGTTTCGCCAGGGCGGCCTTCCATATACGTCGGGCCGCCGTCGCCATAGTCACCCAGGACCAAGTAAGTAGGGGGGAGAACAAGCATCGTTCGACTCCGTCAGTATTCGTTGTCGCCGTTAATCATGCGATTGGTCATCGGGTTGTAGCGCGGGCCGCTGTCGCTTGCGCTGGGACGCGACGGCGTGATGGCCATTCCTTCATATCCGCCGTTACTGTTGTAATAGAACGTCGAATTGCCAGAGTTGATTGAGTTGCCGACAGACTGCCCGTTTGAACCGTAATAGAACGACGAGCCAGCATGTGCGGCGGTCGAGGCGAGAATAGCGATTGCTGCGATGATGGTTTTCATGTTTGTGACTCCGATTAGTTGTTGGCGTAATGGCCAAAGACTGTTGCGCCCATTGCGCGGCATTCTTCCATTGTCAGCGGCGCCAGACCCGTCGCCGGCGTCGTGACCATTTTTGTGACGACAGACGGCGGGGCGCCGTATCGCTTGAAGATGCGCGCCATCCTGGTCGTCGCAGCTTCCGAAGACTCGCCTTCCTGGCCATTAATCGCGACGCTATGGACGCGAATGACAGCCGAGGAGTCGACGAACTTGTGATGGCCCGCCAGGAACAAGAGGAAACACGCGCTGTCGCAGTAGGCATTCAGCCCGATGACGGAATCCATGCCGTTCTTTTCAATCAAGTCGGCCATGAAATACGCGGTCCTCAAATTCCCGCCGTGACTGTTCAAGCGCACGCCGCTGACGTGAATCCCATGCTCCCGGTAGTTGTGCAGGATTTCGCGCAGTTGCTCGGCGTCGCCATCGTTAATCTGGCCGTTCACCTCGACGACAGCGTTGCCATCGCCTTGCGTGATGCGGCCTGTGATTTCCGCCCCCAGGGAGGGCGAGGCCGCGACAAGCGCAGCCCCCAGAAGAATGGCCAGCTTTTTCATTGCTGGTTACTCCGCAGCCTGGGCGCCGAAAATCAGCGTGGGTTTCGGGGTCAGGCGGGTGGTCTTCGACACGCTTTCGACTTTCGAGCAGTCGTCGCCGAGCAGGGCGCGAACCTTTTTCGTGTCGATGCGAGTGGAGACGGAGTCGGAACGATAGATCGTCCAGCGTTCGCCAACTGCCGGCGCGTCGTCGACGCGGGCCAGCAATTCTTCGCGGAGGGCTTCTTTGCGCTCGGTCAGAACTTTAATCTGGCCGTCGACGTTGCCGTATTCGTCGGCGAGTTCGGCTGTGGTTTGGTTATGGAAGGCAGACAGTTTTGCCATTGGGAAGACTCCTGTTGGGCGTTTCAACAGGGTCAGAAATAACCAGTTCTGAAATTTAGTCAATACCAAATCTGAAATAAAAACGCAGAAACCTACATCGGCGAAAACCGACCTATTACCAAACCTATGATTTCAACCTCGGTTCCGTCTTCCGCATGTGGTGATCTTTTGTCGGCAATGATGGTTGGTTCCTGCCATTTTGGGTCTGTTGACCTTGGCCATAGTTCAAACCCGCCGTTGAACAGCTTCACCTCTTTGACCGTCCGTTCGACAAGCTGTCCATTCCGGCGCTCGACGACGACCGTGTCCCCATCCAGGATTCCGGAACGGGCGTCAAAATAGCTGACACAGATAACGAAATCATTCGGGAATATCCGGCGCCGGTCCATTGAATTGCCGACCACGCGGAAAGCGAATTGCTCTAAAGTCGAGTATTTACCAGGGACAGTCGGCACTTCTGGCGCCTCATCCTCAAAGAGGTCGGCCTGCTCATACCAGCGCCCCGCCGCAACATCGCCGCGCACCTGGACGCCCCGAACGGGGAGGGGTGTTATCGACGCCTCCTGCCATCCATCATCAAAAAGTAAGTCGCTGGGCGTCACGCCAAGGTGAGGCGCCAACCGCTGCGCCCATTCCGGCGACATTTTACGCCCGCCTTCTTTTGGGCCTTTCACCAGGCGCCAAATCTCCACAGGAGCGCAACCGACTAGCTTTGCAAGCTGCGGGTTTTTCAGCCCCCGGCTTTGCATGAGGGCTTTAAGCGTCTCGCTCATTCCGTTTCGGTAACACGCTGTATTTCTGTTAGCAATTCAAAATTGGAAATATCCGCTTGACGGTTAAATTCAGGAATGGTAATTACTACTCATGAAACTCGAATCATTCCTCCACAAGTTCGGTAAGAGCCGCACCGAGTTCGCCAAGGAAATTGGCGTCTCACAGCCGACGCTCCACCGATACCTGCGCGACTCCCGCTACCCGCGCAAAGAGATCATAGCGCGCATCTACCGCGCCACCGACGGCTTGGTTGGCCCCGCCGACTTTGTCGACTTGTCGCTGGCCCAACACTCGGCGCCGGCGGTGGAATTAACCGGCTGATTAGCCGGAAAGGGCTTCCGGCGCTTGCTCATCAATGCGTCGGGAGAACCGGGGTCGATAACCGGCGCCGGGAGCGAGAAGGGTCATCGCGTAACAACTGACCAATCTCGAAATGCCGCCTGGGGTTTCTTGACTAGCCTCTGGCCCCAGGCGGCCAAACAAAGGGAATTAAAATGGGTTCGTCTAAGCTGTTCGTCGGATGCGGAATTGACCCTGGCCTGTCAGGCGCGGTGGCCTTCTGCTTTTCGACGCACCCGGAACGTGTCGCTGTCTTCGATATGCCGACCGTCGACGGCGATGTCAGCGGCCACGAACTCGCGCGCCTCTTGCAACAGTTCAATCCGGATTTCGTGACCATTGAATTGGTCGCCAGCCGGCCGGGGCAGGGCGTTTCTTCGGTCTTCAAGTTCGGGAAAGCGTTCGGCACCGCCATCGGCGTCGTCAACGCCCTGCGCCTGCCCGTCCATTACGTTTCGCCGCAACGCTGGAAAAAACATTTTCGCCTGTCCAGCGACAAGGAGGAAAGCCGCCGCATGGCTCTCGACCTGTGGCCGGCATGTTCAGAGCATTTCGCCAGAAAACGTGACGAGGGACGCTCGGAAGCTGCGCTGATTGCGCGTTACGGCGTCGAAGTCGCTTTCAAAAATTCCACCGTCGCCGACGCGGCGTGTGGTGCGGCGGGCGAGGGGGTCGGTGTTTCTCCGGCCGGCTCCCTCGCTATCGCGCCGCCTTAGGGGCGCCGGGGTGGTCTGCGTTCGGTAATGCGTCGCAGGCGGTTCCTTTCCTTCCCGCGTCTCTGCCCCGGCGCACTAATGGGAAGGGAAGAAAAGCAAAAGGAAAGTTCACATGGCAATTTCTCTCGCTGACCTACGCAGCACGACGGCGACTCTGCCGCCGCGTCTGTGCATTTACGGGCCGGAAGGCACCGGAAAAACCACGCTCGCCGCGTCTATGCCGGCGCCCGTGTTCGCGCAGTTCGAAGACGGCACTCCCGGCGGTCTGGAATTGCAGACTTTCGGTACGCTGAAAACGCACAGCGACATGATGGATATTGTGTCGACGCTTTATTCGGAAAACCACGGCTTCAAAACGCTCGTCGTCGACAGCATGAGCGCCTATCAGCCGGCGCTGTTTGCCGAGGTCTGTCAGCGCCATGGCAAAAAGTCGATTGAAGATTTTGGCTATGGCAAGGGTTACACCCACGCCGCCGAGGTCTTCGGCGAGTTCATGGAAGGCATCAATGCCCTGCGTCGCGATAAGGGCATGATGATCGCTCTGCTGGCGCACTCGACTATTTCCAATTTCGACGATCCGGAAACGCAGTCTTATTCGCGTTACGACATCGCTTTGCACAAGACGCTGTCGGCGATGATCGCTCGCGACATGGACGCAATCTTTCTCCTGAAACGCAACGTGTCCGTGAAGACCCAGGACCAGGGCTTCAATAAGGAACGCACCATCGCCGAGGGCGGTGGACAAGTTTGGCTCCATGCGGAAGGCCGCCCGTCTTACGTGGCGAAAAATCGCTTTGGTTTGCCTGCAAAGGTTCGCATCGAAAAAGAGGCCCCTTTCGACGCGATCCGTGAATATCTGCCGGGCCTCAACACAAACAGCGATAACAGCAAAACATCGCAGAAAGCAGCGTAAAACAATGGCTACACTTGGAACAGCTTTCGACTTTTCGAACGTCGAGCAACCGGCGAGCAATTACGACCCCGTCCCGGCGGGAACCTATGTCGGCGAGGTCATCGCGACCGACATTCGCGACACCAAGGCCGGAACCGGCAAGTATGTCAGTTTGCAGTTCAAGATCACCGAAGGTGATTTCGAGAACCGCCGCGTGTTCACGAACATCAATTTCGTGAACCAGAACCAGACGGCGCAGAGTATTGGCCAGGCTCAACTCGCCTCGCTCTGCGCCGCCGTCGGTCTGAAAGGCGCGCTTGAAGATACTAGCGAACTCCACGACACGCCCGTTCAGGCGAAGATTGTTATCGAGTCAGACCGCACTGGCCAGTATGGCGACCGAAACACAATCCGCACCTTTCTGCCCCTGACGGCCCGCGCTGGCAACCCGTCGCCCGTCCAGGCGAAGGCGGCCCCGGCGTCCTCTGGCGGCGGCAACAAAGCGCCCTGGGCGAAATAACCGACTGAACTGACGGCTGGGCGCCTACGGGCGCCCACGCCACCCAACCCGTTCAAAACCCTGACCTTTGACGACGAGAACCTGTTCTCGGCGAACGACAGAGTCTTCCCCATGGCTAAGATTGAAAACCTGCAATCCCCTGTCGCTGCGGCGATAGAGAAAAAATATGAGGCCGCCCAGGTCCAGGCAGACAGCCCGGTCCTGCGCTGCTCCAAAATCGGCGAGGAATGCGACGCCGCCCTGTGGTTCGAATACCGCTGGACGACGCCGCTGGCCCGCCACAGCGGGCGCCAGGAGCGCCTGTTCGAAACCGGCCGGTTGGCCGAGGCGCGGCTTGTTCAAGACCTGCGCGACATCGGCTGCTTCGTTCAGGAGGTTGACCCCGACACCGGCAAACAATGGCGCGTGTCGTTCCTGAACGGCGTCATGGA